TAGAGACTGCTGCAACGAAACAAAGAACTCCATTGTCTAGCAAATTAGGTGGTTAATCATGACGACAAGCATTACTAGTCTGCGCAACCCAATTGATGATTTAACGTCGCAGTTAAATCAACCGCCGGCTAAACCGCCTGGTACTTTAGAGCAAGAATTTGGTGGCATGGTGCAGCGTGGCGCTAAGGCTAGGGAACTTGCGCCTCAAATAATGCAAGAATCTCTTAAACAAGAACAAAAAGTTGGTAAAGACATTATGCAGCAGCGCACACAAAGCGCTGAAGACGTAGGAAATCTTGCAAAAAGACAGGCTGCTAGTACAAAGCTGTTAGAAGAAGAAGCAATTGCTGCGCGGCCACAACCTATTGAGTTTGCTCCAACTCAACAAACTCCTGAACAATTACAAACTATTGCAATATCAATGATGCTTGTTGGTGCGCTAGCAGGTGGTGGTGCAAAACGCAGTGGCATTGCTGGTTTGAAGGCAATGACTGGAATGCTTGATGGTTACAAGCAGGGCCGTAAAGATGTCTTTGATAGAGAAAAGATCATCTTTGAAAAAGCACTTGAAACTCAGAAACAGAAGATAGAAGAAGTAAAAGCAATGTATGAATCTGCTGTCAGAGCAAAGCTAGCAGGAGATCAAGCAGAGTACAACTCTTTGCAAGCAAGAATTCAAGCAGAGACTGACAATGGAACAATGCAGTATGCGTTTGCCACACGCAATACAGACCAAATCAGAAAGCAACTAGAGGCTGCTGAAAAAGGCATGAGTGAAGGTCTAAAAGGCATGGCAGATTTGAGAGAAGCAGAAGAAAATCGTAAGTTGCGTCGAGAAGAACTTGCCGCAAGAAGAGGTGAATTCAAGACAGTTGGCGTAGACGAAAACGGAAACGTCGTTCAGATTAACGAAGCTGGGACTACAAGAACTGTAAGTGGCGTTAAACCAGCAAGCGCTTCTGGGAGTCGATTCACGCAACAACAAGCTATAGCTCAGAGAGCAGTTAACTCGTTAGGAGGCGTTGCTTCAGCACTTGAATCAATTCGTGAATTGCCAGCAGGAACTACTACTGGATTGTTGCCAAACTTACAAACTAAAGATGGCATGTTCAATTATGTTCGCAACACAATGGGTAGAAAGATCGCTCCTCGTGATGCTGAAATGATGAACACGTTATTTACAGGTATTGGAAGAAACTTAGCCTCTATTGAATCAAGCGGCATTGCAACGGGTTTAGTTGAACTTTCTAAACAAATGCAATCAGGTACATACATTAATTCAGGCGTAGATGATCCTTATAAAGTAGCAATAAAACTAGCTGACATACGGCGTATTGCAACCGAAAACATTCGTCCGGCCATAGAGTCTGGTGGGATGCCTAAACAGCAAGCAGAAACTGCTATGAAATTAGTTGAGCGTATTGAACAAGCAATACCGTTCGACACTATTGATGTAGTCCGCGCTGCAAATTCTAAAGGCAGGCCAACAATTGGTGAGCGTACAACGCAAGTTGTAAAGGGCGCTGTACAGATGCCAACTTTTGCAACACAAGAAGAAGCTCAGGCTGCTCGTGACAGAGGTGAAATTACTGCTGGCACAGCGATTCGTATTGGTAACCAAACAGGTAAATGGAAGGATTGAAATGCCTTTTGAGCCAGACGCAGAACCAAAAACAGTGTCAAAAAAAGGTCAGTTTGTACCTGACATAGAAGAATATGAAACACCATCTATTCCTGAACGCTTAGGCGCTACAGCTTATGGTGCTGTGACTGGTGCGTTAGGCGCCCCAGGTGAAATAGAAAAGTTTGCATTTCAAACAGCGCCTGAATTTATTGGTAAATTTATTGGCGTCAAAGAGCCTGGCAAAACATCAGGCGCTCGCCAACTTTTAGCGCAAAAGTTGTTTGATAGAGAAACGTTATTCCCTACAACAAAAGACATTGAGCGTTTTGGTGAACGTGTTGGCGTACAGCCACCAAGAGAAGAATTAGCTGGCGCAAAAATGCTTGGTGAATTGGGAGCAGGAACGCTACCGCTAATACCTCGATTAGGTAGGGCTTTAGTTGGCGAGACATCTGCGACAAGCGAGGCGGCTGCAAGAAGGGCTGAAGAATTAGGATTCAAGATTTCTCCTGCGCAAGCAAGAGCAGATCAACCTATTCCAATGAAAGGCGCTACTGGTTACGCCATACAAAACCAGACTCGTGCTAATCAACTTGCTAGCAGAGGAACTGGTAAACAAGTCAATGAGATTGATGACAAGTTCATATCGGAAAGATTTCAGTCTTTAGGAAAAGACTTTGACAATCTTTACCAGGGAAGAATTTTTACGATTGATCAACCGGCTATTAATGCGTTGCGAGCTATTGCTCAAATGGAAACGCAGTTACCTGGTTTTGCGGCGGTTAACCCTGTTAAACAAGAAGCACTGAATTTAATCAATAACTACCAGCGTCTTGCATCAAGACCTGGTGCAAATCCATCGTCATTCGCCGTAGAAGGCGAAGCGCTTCAACGCATGAGAAATGCTTTGGCCCAAGCGGCAAGGTCTTCTTCAAACCGTGGTCAAGCTCATGAAATTTACGACATCATCAATGTGATTGACGAATCAGTAGAAAGAAACCATCCTCAGATTGCCAAACAACTTGCAGAACTTAGACCAAAGTATCGAAACACAGTCATCTTAGAAGACTTGTATCGCAAGGCTGGCATAAGGCAGGGCAACATAAGTCTTGAAGACCTTGGCGACATGCTTGCAAGTAGCAATAAACAACTTGTGCGACGCACAGGTATGGATATTGATGAGCTTGGCAAATTAGGAAGGGAACTTAGGTTGCGAGCTAGGTGGCAACCAGAAGGCTCTACAGCCACTGCTGCTGAACAAACAGGTAGGGCACTTGGTACGGCACTTATAGGCCGAGGCGCAGATTTAGCGTCGCAATTACTAAGAACTCGCGGAAGCGTGGCAAGAAGAGCGCAGCGTTTCTATGCTGACCGTCCAAATGTTGGCGCTAATGCCACGATACCGGCAGGTTTAGCAACGGCTACGGCAGTTAGACCATTGCAAACAACGGAGGAATAAATGCCCCTTAAGAAAGGTAGTAGCCAGAAGACAATCTCCACCAACATTGGAGAGATGGTGCGTAAATTCAAAGATAGTGGCAAGATTGGCACAAGCCGTCCTGCTAGCAAGAGAGCGGCAGTCAAGCAGGCTGCTGCAATAGCCTATTCCACAGCGCGTAAACCAAAGAGAGGTATGCGATGAACTACGATGGCATGATGAAAGCTGAAGGCAATAAAGAGATGAAGCGTCAGCAAGCGCAAGCCGCTGAAGCAGGACGCAATGAGGTTGCAGGTTCGCTTGCAGCACAACGTGCGCTTGGCCGTCAGCCTATGAACAAGATGCCTGAGCGTCAGCCCAAGCGTCGCATGATGCGGTGAAGCGTAAGCAATTGGGCATAAACCCTGACTTAGAGGCTGCGATAAGCAAACTCTTGGCTGAAGTCATGGCAGACCCTGAAGCAAGCCTTACAGACAAGTCGAAGATTATTGATCGAGCATTGAAGTTAGAAGCGATTCGCCTAAAAGCTAGTGATGCTGACTGGGGAAGAGGCTTCATGGATGAAGACGAAGATGAAGATAGTTAAGGTAGACTAGATAACCTTAATTAACCCCATGAGGCTGAACATGGATTCTAATCTTCTGTTGAAGGTAGTACGTATTAGTTTGAAGTTAGTGGTGGCGAGGGTGTTGACAATCTTGGCGTTGTCGATGACTTTTGCCTTAGCTTGCTGGACAATGTGGGGGCCGAGTTATGAGCGGATCGCTGCATTGCTTATCTTTGCCATCACAGTGTTTTTACCATCCTTAATAAAGGAAACAAAGCATGATGACGATGACGAAAGTGGTGAGCAAACAGGTGGTGCTAAAGCCTAGCCAAGGCACGACCAAGCAAGTCACCCCAAACTTCCAGCCTAAGTTCACCAACGGTGCGCCATGCTATGGCACCATGACGGCAGCGCAACAGTGGGGGAACAAAGGTGGCAAATAATATCGCTTTTCAACCGATGGGCAAGACCTATCGGTTAAACCTGACAACCACATCAGCACAAGTTGCAGTCAATGCTGACTCGCCTTGCAACCAGGTGCGTATTCACAATGGCACTGCTGGCGAAGTGTTTATACGTTTCTCAGGAACGACAGGTCAGGCTGCTGTTATCCCTGTGTCAGGTACGCCAGACTATGGCATTGTGGTGCATAACAATTCCACTGAAATATTCTCTGTGCCACAGGCTGCAATCTCTGCACAGGCTACGCTTTACGTTTCAGGCATTGTTTCAAGCGGCACTGGTTTTGTTTACATCACGCCAGGAGAGGGGCTGTAGGTATGGAAATCTCGATGTCAGTAGTCATACAAGCCCTGATTGGTGCTGCTGCCGGAGCCTTTGGTGCGTATGTAGCAATTCGATCAGACCTGGCTGAACTCAAGGCTAGGGTTGAAGTGCTGCATAGTGCAACAGATAAGGCGCATTCGCGCATTGACCAGATTCTGAACAAGTAATGGATGACAAGACTCATGAGTTAGCAGTCCTTAAAGCGCAAGCCAGAATAAGGCTTGATGAGCTTAAAGCACAAGACTCGGCCAAAGAAGTAGCAGGTAAAGCCATTGGTGAAGATGGCCTGCTGTATATCTTCTTGATCGTACTCGTGGGTGTTGGTGCTTCGCTTTTCCTTGATGGCGAGAAGATTGCTGCCGTGATGGGTTTGCTCGGCGCTTCACTCACTGCACTTATCCAGATGCTAAATGGCATTGCAGGAACTGCTGCCAAGCAGGAAAAGCCAGAGTTTGAAGTTATTAAAGATTTGATCCAACGTCTTGACAAGCTAGATCGTGCTGAGCAGCCCATGCAAGTGGATGTTGAAGGCAGCAAAGTGACCGTGAAGAAGGGCCAAGACATTGTAACGGCTAAGGGGTAATCATGTTTGAGCTACTCGGCGGCGGTCTTCTCGGTTCAATCTTCGGCGGCCTGTTCAGGCTTGCTCCTGAAGTCTTGAAGTTCTTGGATAAAAAGAACGAACGTCAGCATGAACTCAACATGTTCCAGTTGCAGACTGATCTTGAGAAGATGCGTGGCACTTTTAAGATGGAGGAGAAGTATGTTGACTACAGTGTTCAGCAACTTGATACCATCAAAGCGGCGTTTGAAGAGCAGGCTGAGACGGCTAAAGCAGCAGGTTGGTTTGTGGCTGCTATCTCGGCGCTGGTGCGTCCAGGCATTACTTGGGCTTTGTTCTTTATGTATGCGACAGTCAAGGCGGCTACGCTTGTTATGGCGTTTCAAAGCAATGCGCCGTGGCACGAAGTCATCCTGAAATGTTGGGATGAAGATGACTTTGGCTTGTTCACCATGGTGTTGACCTTCTGGTTTGTTGGAAGAAGCATAGAGAAGTACAAGTGAATGAAGCGATTGATCTTGCCGTCAACGTACTCATTAAGCCCTTTGAAGGTTATGCTCGACGTTTGCCTAACGGCGATTGCTGTGCTTATCCTGACCCCGCTACTGGTGGCGACCCTTGGACTATTGGCTATGGTTCTACTGGTCGTGATATTAGGCAATACACTGTCTGGTCAAAAGAACAAGCTGAAGATGCCCTTCAGGAGCATGTCCGGCACTTCATATCCGGACTGGTAAAACTCTCACCAAGGCTTGTTTCTGCAAGCCCTAGACGTATTGCCGCGGTGATCAGTTGGGCGTATAACTGCGGCCTTGGTAACTACAGAATCTCTACCTTCAAGAAGCGCATTGACGCAAGCGACTGGGAAGGTGCAGCGGAGGAATGCCGCAAGTGGAACAAGGCTGCAGGCCGAGTGCTTCCAGGGTTGACCAAGCGTCGAGAGGCTGAAGCACTGATGATGAGGTAAGCATGGCAAACCCGATTGCAAAGACAACCCGCGGCAAAGGAAGGCACTTTCAGTCTGTTGCTGAAGGTGGTGGCATGACAGAAGCCGGCAGGAAGGCTTATAACAGGGCTACAGGCTCCAATCTGCAAGCGCCTGCACCTAACCCTTCAACGCCAAGAGAAAAGGCTAGAAAGAAGAGTTTCTGTGCTCGATCACGATCATGGTCTGGCCCTAGAGGCAAGGCTGCTCGCAGACGCTGGAGGTGTTAGATGAAACAAGGACTGTACGCAAACATTCATGCCAAACGTGCTCGCATTGCAGCAGGTTCTGGCGAGAAGATGAGAAAGCCAGGTAGTAAAGGCTCCCCCACCGCCAAGAATTTTCGAGAATCCGCAAAGACTGCCAAAAGAAAACCCCGACGCTAGGTCGGGGAAAGCTCGTGGGAAGAGCGGGTAGAGGAGACAACACCGAGGCTATCTGCTCGCTTGCCTCAAGCGCTTAACCTACTGGCAGATTCAGTGGAGTCAAAGTTCATTCTGCATGAGCGTGATCGCATCGTCAAGTCTGAAGATCACCAGACTCTCCTTGCCATCAGCCCTGCAAATCACAACCGGTACTTTTTCACCCTTGGATGAAACTTTGGCCTGTTCCATCCATTCGTAGAGAGCAATCTTCCTGCGACGCTTGCATTCGATCATAAACGGGCCTAGATCGATGTCTGAGCCGCCATCTCTTGCCTGCCCTAGTACACGGGTCACCTTGGTTCCTAGGCGCTCTGTGAGGGCATTACAGACCTCTCGCTCATAACTGGCACCACGGTCTTTACCTAGTTTGCTCAATCTCTGACTCCTCGAAGCACTTTCCAGGCTTCTTCACGAATTTCACCTTCGACACCATAACCAAAGACATCAGGGTCTAACAATGCACGGATAAACGAATTACGGATAGATAGTTGTCGTTCTGTTCGAGCCACCATGACTCTCAACTCGTGGTTGAGTTGCTGCAGTGTCTCGATCCTAGCTTGCAAGTCCTCTGATTTTGGAATCATGATGGCCTCAAATTAAATGGATTGTTAAAGATTTCTGGATCAAGTGTGATTCGTTTTTTTGAAAATTTGTACGGTCTATTCACTGGATGTTCTGGTACGGGTTCCATGGTGATGAACTCAAAGAAATATTCTTTACGACAGTTGATGATGCAAGGCTTGCTTTTGATGTAGCCCTTCTTTGCCAGAAAATGCAGTGCGTGAATTGCGGTAGAACGGTTGATCTTGGTTTGCAATTGAACATCCTTAGATGTAACGGGTGTCTTACGTTTTGAGACGTATTTCAGAATCTTTGTTTGAATGTCAGTGAGTGTCATGCCATATCCTTTCTGAGAGCAGCGTCCCATACTTTCTCATCAGCGCCTTTGATGACTTCTTGTGTCGTGAATCGATGCAAGCAAGCGACGCAACGCCGCCTGCGTGTCACCCAAGCGTTAGCCGGTTTCTTACCACCATACCGGCGTGTCTCGAGGATGATCGTGTCGTTGAATTCACTTCGTTCAGCGCACTTTGGGCAGAGCATTAGAACGGAACACTGTCATCGTCTTGGTAACCAACCTCACGACCTTGCTTTGGAGGCTGACCTGGTACGAAGTTATTGACTCGTATTGAGATGAGTTCACCGTAGTTGCCGCGCTTAGTCCATGCCGACAGTTTGATTACGTCCCCTGCCTTATAGTTTTGGTCGCAGGTGAAACTGCCAGTCCAGTCTGGTGCTTTATCAGACTTTCGGTACTGTTCTTTAACGGTAAAAAGTACGCCACTGCCTTGTTGCTGTTCAAAAGCCATTGTCATTTCCTTACAAGTTGATATTCGGCAAAGGATTTGCCATTACGGTTGATGGTGTGTGTCACGATGGTGTGACCCTGCTTTCTTAGTTCTTCGACCCTGGCTGCGAGCCTTGTTGAACCAATCTCTGCATAGGCTTGCAGTTGCGTGAGCGTTCCATGGTGCAAACGCTCAAGCACTGCCTGCGTCTGCGTCAATCGAACACTACGTCTTCCTCCGCATCCAGAGTCACGACCTTTTTTGCGATATAACCCTCGACCGCATGATCGTGACAGCGCTTTTTGAATGCAATGGCTGCAACCCCTGTAAAGTGATCGATGGTTTCGTGGTTGACCCGAAAAAGCGACACCAGCTTGGAATTCTTCTCCTCATTGTTCATCTTCTTCGAGTCAGCGATCTTGTTGATCAAAGCAAAGAAGTTGTCCTGCCACGCTAATTCGTCCTGGTGAGCGCTGTAAACCTTGCTTCCAGCGCCATCAGGAACCATCACCTTAAACTTACCCTCAATGACCTCAGTAAGCGGCTGGAGAGCCTGTACAGGCGGCATGTCAACCTTCTGATATTGGTTAGCAGGGATGGTGTCCAGTTCAGTTTCATCAAGCATCCCCAATCCGCAGTGAGCAAGTACAGTCCTGCGTATCGCCTTGGTTGTAGCCTTCATAAGGGCATTGGCTAGCCTCTCTCCATTAAGACCTGCGATGTCAACTGCTCCCTGATTTTCAGAGCTTCGTCCATCTTTGCCAGTGCATCGGACAGATACAAGATACACATTCTCAACTCTCTCTCGGTTAGTGATCGCAGTGGACAATCCATGCAGATTTGAGAGTTGCTGTGTGGCCCCAGCATTCGCGTACAAGACCTTCTTTCCTGACAAGACAAGAAGATCGAACGGCTTCGCAGAAGGATCGAGTCCGACTTGCGAGCATCTATAGTTGTAGTATCCAGTGAGTTGTTCTTCCTTGAGTCCACTCAAGTCACCTCGAAGTACGATTGAATCAATGATCGACTGATCAAGTTTGGTTGGATCGACTAGATTGCTCATTTGACTAAAAACCTCCGTGAGCCAGGTTGTTCAATAACGTAACGCTCATACACTTCAGGCATCTCTGCTTGCAGTAGCTTTGGATCAAAGCGTTTAGAGCCTTTGGAACTGTTCCATGTTGCAAGCACCTTGCCGTCAAACGTGATGAGTGAGCCAGCATCCTTCATCTGCCCCTGTATGAAAACCTGTAGCTTTTCCTCTGCCTCCTCGAACTGCTTGATCTGGTTCTTGATGGCTTTCAGTTGCTGGCAGGCTTGCTCCAATCCAGAGGTGGCGACCACGGCTTGAGTTGTCGAGGTAGGAAAAAGTTTTCGTGCCGAATCCACTGTGCTGGCTTCTGGAGGCGTGTTTGTCTGAACTGAGGCCCATACTTGGCTTTCCAGTTGTATGAGCGCGTCTTTCTCACTGTCGGATATTGCTTTGTCAATAAGTACCAGTTCTTGACCTCCAAACAGCACTGCAAGTATGCAACGCTGTACCCTGTGTACCGTAGCCTCGTGTACAACTTGCGCACGATCTGCTGGTGGCATAAGACCGATCTCAGCATCATATTGGTTCCTTTTGCTTTGGTTGTAGTTCTTCACTTCGACCAGTGTCGTGCCATCAGCACTGATGAAATCAAAGTGAGATGCCATCCATGAATGCTCAGGGTGATACAACTCATAGTCTGCTTCCTTGAGTTCCATCTTTAGCCTGGCACTAGTTTCACGGCCAATGATGTCCTGTAGCTTCAGACCCCACTGCACTGCTTCTATGTGGCTTATATCTTCACGCTCTGTTTGACCTATCTTTTCAA